TGGGCTGCCGCGCACCCGCGCAAGACGCGACAGGACGTGTTTCTGGAGCAGTACCCGGAGGCGGAAATTGACGAACGTGGGGACTTGATGCTATGCCCAAGGCGCATTTCCGTTGATTTTCGGAGCAGATACGCGAATTGTACAAAGATGTGTTCCGACTGCCGCCGCGAGTTCTGGATGCAGGAGGTGGAGTGATGGAACGACTGACAGAAAAGCACTATCTTGGCACAGACCACTACATGAAGTGTTCCGAAAACTGCCATGTGGACATGGATTGCATAGATTGCCCATCGCTTGACCGGCTGGTTGAACGCCACGCGGCCTACGAGGACACGGAGCTGACGCCGGAGGAAGTGTCTGCGCTGATTAAAGACTGGCTCCGCCTTTGCACGACCATCAGAGAGTGCGGCGGCATCGACCGACTGCGAACGCTGGCGGAGGCCGACAAGGACGGGCGCGTGGTAGTGTCGTGCTGGATTCCGGTGACTGAGCGACTGCCAGAGGACTCCGTGAAAGAGTGCATTATTTTTGTCCCTCATATACCAGAGAATATCGTTGGTTTGGGGCGATACCTTGGTGCTGGCAGATGGGTGCTTGACGGATGGTATCTTACGCCCGAAGCTGTCGCCTACTGGATGCCGCTGCCGGAGGCACCGCATAAGAAAGCATTGGAGGCGATGAAGGATGTTTGAGTTGAAACCTTGCCCGTTCTGCGGAGGTACAAAACTCAAGGTCGAGCGAAAGTCTCGTCTCGCGGGCTGGAATGGGCTTGATATGCGCGTAGAAATGCACACCTACTCTGTCCGATGCAACACCTGCCACGCGCGTGGCGGCGCTGTTGGTGGTCGCGTTATGAATGACCCGTGGACACGATGCGCTCAGCTTCCCGACTGGGCTACGACGGACAAAGCTCTGGAAGCAAAAGCAACCGAGGCATGGAACAGGAGGGCTGAAAATGGCTGAATACATCGAGCGCACGGAAGAACTCATGCTTGCCATGAACGCCGGTGCGAGAGCAATCGAAAACACGAAGCGTTATCACGGTGCTGTTTACACCAAAGATGTGCTTTCGGATAACCCACAGAAAATCCCGTACTTGCTGGCCGCTAAAGTGTTGCGGGAAGTAAGCGATACTCCTGCCGCTGATGTTTCCCCGGTAGTACGCGGGAAGTGGGTACACATCACAAGGTATAACGATGGTGAGCGCATGATTGCAACCTGCTCACGTTGTAGAGATCGCGGTGAAGTAAGGTCAATAAGGACAGAGTTCGGCATTTGGGAAATTGATTCGCCCCGCTGCCCCAACTGTGGTGCGAAAATGGACGGAGGTGACAACGATGCGGCTGATTGACGCTGACAAACTGGAACGGCAAGAATTTGATGGGGAGGAGGCCTGTTTTGACTATGTAGATGCAGAGGACATAGACAACGCGCCGACGGTGGATGCGGTAGAGGTGGTGCGGTGTAAGGACTGCTATCAATCAGTGGTGATCGGAAATGTCCTGCACTGCACCTATTGGAGCAAGGACACGGACGAAAACGGATATTGCCACGAGGGAGGATAAGCCAATGGCTGAATATATTGACAGGGAAAAGGCGAAGCGTCTGTTGCATATCGAATACGCCTACGCCGCAGAACAACTTTTAGACGAGATCCCCGCCGCTGATGTTGTCCAGGTGGTGCATGGGGTGTGGGGGCGCGTGAATAAAATAGACCCCATTAGTGGCTATAGGTGCTCGAAGTGCAGGCGTATAGTGGGGTTTGACCTCACGCCTTATTGTCCCAACTGCGGCGCGAAGATGGACGGAGGTGACAGCAATGAGGCTGATTGATGCGGAAGAATTAGAGTGCTTGTTTAACGAGCAAATTGAACACGGCGCAACAGATGCGTTTGATGCGTTTGATGATGCTTTGCAAGATGCAACCACCGTAGATGCCGTAGTCGTGGTGCGGTGTAAGGACTGCAAGCACAGCACGCTCCCATCTGAACTTACGCAAAGGTACGGTGTGCCGGGAACACTGACTTGCCATAACAGGTGCTCCCCGTGCAACAGGCGCAATGTAGGCGGCAACGACTTCTGCTCCTACGGCGAGAGAAAGGACTGCGGCGATGCAGATCGGTGATATGATCCGGGCACGGTTTCTGACGATGCCGGAGCCGTTCCCCGGCGCCGGGGCGACAAAGGACAATCTGTACCCTGTGCGCAAGGCGACGGTGGTGTATGTGCATCCCAAGGGGCGTTACATCGTGGCGGAGTGCAAGGGCGTGCGGGAGACGTTTTTCCCGGAGGATGTTATACAGTGCGATTTGCCGGGGCCTCCTCCGATGGATTATGATTTGGAATACGCGCTGTTTACACTGACGGAAGTGGACAAGAAGATCATGGCCGCATTAGGAATGCTATGAGTGGGAATCAAAAAAATAAAAAATTTTCCGTTTGAGGGGTGCATAGCGGCAAAAGACAATCTATGCTGGGGACGCAGGGGTAACCTGCCCGTGCCGATTCATTTCTTTTCTCCTCTTTTCTACCCGGTGGGGCGGGGCTTCGGCTCCGCCCTGACGGGGCAATATGCAGACGTAGCTCAGTCGGCAGAGCACCGCGCCGGGAGGTATGTCGCAGGTTCAAATCCTGCCGTCTGCACCATAGGCGTGACATCTTGCCTCGCAGCCGCACGGAGCGTAAGCCTGCGAAAGTGGTCTTTCCTGTGCGCTGTACGAAAGCGGCAGGACGAAAGAATTTATGTATTGGCTGGCACCGGCTTTGTAAAGATGAACGGATGCGACCGACGTACCGGCGCAGGGCTGTAAAGTTCCGTGGTTGGTCTGGGTGCCACCGTGCTTGAAAGAAATTCGAGGCGTGGATGTGGTGTGGTGGCGGTTGTCTTAGGACAAAGCCGCTGTGTAGGACAGTATGGATGCGTGGTGGCACCCGACCGATTGTGTAAAACAACAGGCGATGCGCTGGCAGACCGCTGTGTCAAGAAAACGAGGTGGTGACAATGGCTGCACGGCTGACAGACCGTCAGAAAAAGAAAATACTGGCGGACTATGTGCAGACAAACAACTACTGCGCCACCGCGAAGATCAACGGTGTGTCTGCGACAACCGTAAAAAACCTGGTGCGGGCGAATGCAGACATTGTGGAAAAGTGCGAACAAAAAAAGGAAGAGAACACGGTGGACGTGCTGGCGTACATGGATGCCCAGCGGGAAACGGTGTGTCAGATCATTGGAAAAGGGCTGGCGGTGCTGAACGACCCGGAGAAGCTGGCGGAGGCGACGCCCAGCCAGATCACGACGGCAATCGGGACACTGATAGATAAGTGGACGACGATGGGGTCTGCTGCGGACAGCGGCGGTGGCGGCGTGGTGCTGATGCCGGAGGTAAAGACGGATGCCTGAGATCGTGTGGAAACCGCAGGAACGGCAGGCCGTATTTATGGCAAGGCCGGAATACGAAGCCCTGTATGGCGGGGCGGCGGGCGGAGGCAAGAGCGACGCGCTGGTCATTGAGGCGCTGCGGCAGGTGCATATCCCGTGGTACAAGGCGCTGATCCTGCGCAAGACGTTTCCCCAGCTGCGGGAGCTGATCGACAAGACGCTGAATTACTACCCCCGTGCGTATCCCAAGGCGCGGTACAACGGCAGTAACCACACCTGGCGGTTCCCCTCCGGGGCGCAGATCGTGTTCGGCAGCATGAACAGGCCGCAGGACAAGATACAGTATCAAGGGCAGGCGTATGACTTTATTGCCTTTGATGAGCTGACGCATTTTACGCAGGAAGAGTACGAATACCTAAAATCCCGAAACCGTCCCAACGGGGCGGGGACGCGGGTGTATATGCGATCCACCGCCAACCCCGGCAACATCGGGCATGGCTGGGTGAAGGAGCGGTTTATTACGGCGGCACCGCCGATGCAGCCCATCACGGAGGAGGCGGTGTGGTACACGCCGGACGGGAAAAAACACACGGGGCAGCAGCAGCGGATATTCGTGCCGTCGTCGGTGTTTGACAACAAGATCCTGATGGAGAATGACCCGCTGTATGTGCAGCGGCTGGCCAGTATGCCGGAGGCGGAGCGAAATGCCCTGCTGTACGGGAACTGGGACAGCTTCGAGGGGCAGGTGTTCACGGAATGGAAAAACGACCGGGAACACTATCTGGACAGGAAGCAGACCCACGTCATCGAGCCGTTCCGCATCCCGGAGGACTGGGTGATCTGGTGCGGGCTGGACTGGGGCTATTCCCGCCCGTTTTCCGTGGGATGGTACGCGGTGGACAGAAACAGGCGGATGTACCATATACGGGAGTTTTACGGCTGCAACGGGACGCCCAACCGTGGCGTGATGTGGGAGCCAACCAAGGTGGCGCAGGAGATACGGCGCATCGAGGCGGATGATCCAAACCTGCGGGGGCGGGACATACACCGCGTGGGAGACCCGGCGATCTGGCAGAGCGACGGCACGGAGAGCGTGGGTGCGCTGATGGAACGTGAGCGCGTCTATTTTGAAAAGGGCGACCATGCACGGATCAACGGCAAGATGCAGATCCACCACCGGCTGGCGTTCGACGGAGACGGCGTGCCGATGCTGTATGTGTTCGATACCTGTAAAAACTTCATTCGAACAGTGCCAAACCTGGTCTATGACCAGACAGACGTAGAGGACATCGACACGGACGGAGAGGATCATATCTACGACCAGCTGAGGTATGTCTGTATGAAAAACCCTATCGGGCCAAGGGACATGGGACACATTGTGGAGCGGCCCTATTCGCCGCTGGACACGGAGGACGAGTACAGGCCCAGCCGGTACGCATTTTATCAGACCTATTAAGGGGGAAAAGGATATGGAGAGATACGGCATCCCCGGCATTGTGCCGGAGGACGGTATGCCGCCGGAGATGGCGGCGATGCTGCTGGAGCGGACGGACGACACGCCCACCATCACGGAAAAGGACGTGGAGCGCGGGATCGACCTGCTGACGCGGTACAAACGCGGCAAGGGCAATCTGGAAAGTCGGGTGGTCAACGACGAGCTGTGGTGGGAGCTGCGGCACTGGGAGGGCATCGGGCAGAGCAAGGCCAAGCTGGTGGACAAGAGCGGCAAAGAAGTCCTCTCCTCCCCTCCCCAGCCCAAGCCTACGTCGGCGTGGCTGTTTAACACCATCCAGAATAAGCACGCGGACGCGATGGACAACTACCCGGAGCCGGTGGTGCTGCCCCGTGAGAAAAGCGACGAGCAGAGCGCAAAGACACTGAGCCAGATTTTGCCGGTGGTGCAGGAGTACAACCATTTCGAGCAGGTGTACTCCGACAACTGGTGGGAAAAGCTGAAGCACGGCACGGCGGTGTATGGCGTGTTTTGGGACAGCAAGAAGGACAACGGGCTGGGCGATATCGAGATTCGGGACATCGACCTGCTGAACCTATTCTGGGAGCCGGGGATCACGGACATCCAGAAGAGCCGGAATCTGTTTATCGTGGATCTGGTGGACAACGACCTGCTGGACAGCGAGTACCCCCAGCTCAAGGGCAAGCAGAAGGGCAAGGTCGTGGACGTAAAGGAGTACATCTACGACGACACCGTGGACACCAGCGAGAAAAGCGTGGTGGTGGACTGGTATTACAAGGTCAAGACGCCAAGCGGCAGGACGGCGCTGCACTACGTCAAGTTTGTGGGGTCTACCCTGCTATACGCCAGCGAGAATGATCCGGAGTACCGGGAGCGGGGATTCTACGACCACGGTATGTACCCGGTGGTGCTGGATGTCATGTACCCGGAAAAGGGTACGCCTATCGGCTTCGGCTATGTGGCGATCTGCAAAGACCCCCAGCTGTACATTGACAAGCTCAGCGCCAACATTCTGGAAAACGCGATGATGGCGACCAAAAAGCGCTTTTTCGTCTCGGAGAGTACGGCCATCAACGAGCAGGAGTTCATCGACTGGAATCGCCCTCTGGTACACGTCAACGGCGAGATCGGCGACCAGCGAATCAAGGAGATCGTCACCCAGCCGCTCAGTGATATCTACGTCACGGTGGCGCAGATGAAGATCGAGGAAATGAAGGACACGGCGGCAAACCGGGACGTAAACTCAGGCGGCACCACCAACGTGACGGCGGCAGCGGCGATTGCCGCCTTGCAGGAGGCCGGAAACAAGGCAAGCCGGGATATGATTGCCGCCAGCTACCGCGCCTATACCCAGATCAACACGCTGTGCGTGGAGCTGATGCGGCAGTTTTACGACGTAAGCCGCAGTTTCCGCATTACCGGCGAGGGCAACGAGTATCAGTTTGTAGACTTCGACAACGCGGGCTTGCAAGATCAGGTGACGGGGTTGGACACGATGGGCAACGAGATGTTCCGCAAGCCGGTGTTCGATCTAAAAATCAAGGCACAGAAAAAGAATCCCTTCTCCCGCATGGAGCAGAACGAGCGGGCAAAGGAATTGTACTCCCTGGGCTTTTTCAATCCTGACAACGCACAGGCCAGTCTGACGGCGCTGGAGATGATGGACTTTGAGGGCATCCAGACCGTGCGGGAAAAGGTGATGCAGGGGCAGACCCTGTTGAATATGCTGATGCAGATGCAGTCGCAGATCGCCATGCTGACGGGCGCTATTCTGCCGCAGGAGGGCGCGGGCGCTGCACCGGCGCAGACTGGCGGCGGCACACCTGCGGAGGCCACCAGCCAGCTTGCAAGCGGCATCATGCAGGCGCAGACGCCGATGACCGGCTACGGGCAGGCATTGGCAAAGCGGAGCACGCCCAGCGTATGACGGAGGTAACACTGCATAGCGGGGACAGCTGCTCCGTGAGTTGCAAGGGACACGCCACGGGATACCCTGACGTGTGTGCGGCGGTAAGCTGTCTCTTGTACACGGCGGCGGGCTGGCTGCACAACACGCAGGAGGCGGAGCTGGTGCTGGAAAGGATGGACAGCGGGGATGCGTACCTGCGCTGGCACGGCGGAAGGTGGCTGTATGACCTGCTGGAAATCGGCTTTTTGCAGCTGGAAATGGCAAAGCCGGAGGCGATCTCCGTAAAAATCGAAAAAAAATAAAAATATTTTTCGTTTTAGGGGTGCGGGAGACCGCGCCCCCTTTCTATGATATAGATACTTCCTCCCTGCCTGCGCGGTGTGACGGCGGTGAAGAGCCGCCGCCCGCCGCAAGGGTGGATAGGGAGCGCTGCACGGGAGCGATATGCCCGCGAATCAAAGGAGGAACAGATATGTACCTTTACAGAATCTCCCTCTGCCTCTTTGACGGCGAGGGCGGCGATGGGGCGCCAGCTGCCACCGCACAGGGCGAGACACAGGCAAGCTCCGGTACCACCCGCCAGAGCAAATCGGGCGCACTGGCCAACGTCAAGTACGGCAAACAGGCGGAGAGCCAGACGGAAGTACAGTCCGACGCCGGGACTGATGATAAGGTGAAGGACGTGGATACCACGTCCGACGCGCTGGAGGCCAAGAAAAAGGCTTTTCGGGAGCTGATCAATGGGGAGTACAAGGATTTGTACACCCAGGAGACACAGCGGATGATCGACCGGCGCTTCAAGGAGGCGCGGGAGACGGAGAAGCGGATGCAGTCCTACCAGCCGGTGCTGGATACGCTGATGGAGCGTTACAGCATCGCGGATGGGGACGCAAAGCGTCTGCTGGAGGCCGTGGACAACGACCACGCCTACTGGAGCGAAGCCGCCGAGGAGGCGGGCATGAGCGAGGAGCAGTACAAGGAGTTTCGCCGTTTGCGGCGGGAAAACGCCGAACTGCTTCGCGGCCAGCAGATGCAGCAGCAGGAGGCGCAGATCCGGGCGCAGAGCGAGAAGTGGTACATGGAGGCGGAAGCCATGCGGAGCAATCCCATGTACCAGAACTTTGACCTTGTGCAGGAGCTGCAAAACGATGATTTTGTGAACCTGCTGAAAGCCGGTACACCGATGGAGCACGCCTACAAGGTGCTGCACTTTGATGAGCTGATGGGCAACGCGGTACAGGCCGCTGCCGCCAGCACGGAGAAGAAGGTGGCCGATAACGTCCGGGCCAAGGGCAATCGTCCCAGTGAGAACGGCACCAGCTCCAACAGCGCGTTTGTTACAAAGACGGATCCCTCGAAGCTGACGAGAGCGGACTTCGAGGAGATCGAGCGGAGAGTAGCAAGAGGCGAACGCATTTCCTTTTGACCTACGGCTCCGCTGCGATATGCGGAAAGGAGCTATTACATGAACGCAATTTACAACGACCTGTACCTGATGCCGGTGGTGCTGAACCTGTTTGACGCATACACCAATACCACGCTGGATCCCGGTCTGAGCGACGAGATGAAGGTGTATTACTCTATGCGCCTCATCAACCTCGCAGAGCCGGAGCTGATCCATGACCAGTTTGGCCAGAAGCACCCCATCCCCAAGAACAGCGGCAAGACCATCGAGTTCCGAAAGTACGACAGCCTGCCCAAGGCGCTGGTGCCTCTGACCGAAGGTGTGACACCCGCCGGTCAGAAGCTGAGCATGGGCGTGATCCGCGCCACCATCAAGCAGTACGGCGGTTACATCGAGCTGTCCGATATTCTGGAGCTGACGGCCATCGACAACAACCTGGTGCAGGCCACCCGCCTGCTGGCATCTCAGGCAGGCCGTACCGCCGACACCATCACCCGCGAGGTGCTGGCTGGCGGCACCAACGTGGTGTACGCCGGTGGTGCGAAGGATCGCTCTGAGCTGGTGGGCGGCGACAGCACCGCCGAAAACAACAAGTACCTGACGGTGGACGACATCCGCAAGGCTGTACGCGCCCTGAAGGTCATGAACGCGCAGAAGATCAACGGCTACTTTGCCGGTATCATCCATCCCGATACCGCCTATGACCTGATGAGCGACAAGAAGTGGGTGGATGTGAAGACCTACTCCGACCCTGACGGCATCTACGAGGGCGAGATCGGCAAGATCGAGGGTGTGCGCTTTGTGGAGACCACAGAGGCAAAGATCTTCCACGCCACTCCCCTGAAGATCGAGGACGGCGCCGAGGAAAGCGCCCGCAACCTGACTGCCAAGAGCGCGACCGGGAAGGTCATTACCATCAAGGAAAAGCTCACCGACAAGCAGGCCAAGGCGCTGACCGGCAGAGACATTCTGATCGGCAAGGATCTGCTGGAGGTGGAATCTGCTGCCGCAGGTGCTGCCGGTGCCGCTACCATCACTACAAAAACGGCACCTGCCGCTGTGACCGACGGCACGGTGGTGTATCCCGGCGAGGGCGGCGCAAATGGCCGCGACGTGTACTCTACCCTGATCCTCGGCGCAGATGCTTACGGCGTGACGGAGCTGGAGGGCGGCGGCTTGCAGCACATTGTCAAGCAGCTGGGTTCCTCCGGTACGGCTGACCCGCTGAACCAGCGTGCCACCGCAGGCTGGAAGCTGACCAAGGTAGCGGAGCGTCTGGTGGAGCAGTATATGGTGCGCATCGAATCCGCCTCTACCTTTGAGAGCGGCGCGATGAACTGACGGTAACGCGGAGGGGGTCATTCCCCCTCCGCATACCCAAAATGCAAGGAGGAATGAGCATGGCTGACAACAAGAAGCAGAGAACTCCGGAGGAGATGGAAAAGGCGCTGGCAGCAGCAAACGAGGCGCTGGCGCAGGCCAAGAAGGAGGCGGAGGATGCCAAGGAGGCCGCGAAAGCAGCCGAGGCCGTTATGCGCGGCATGGCGGCAGGAGAAGCCTCCGACGACGGAATGGTGCCGTTCTGGGCGTTCAAGGATGACGACCGGTACAAGGACGACATCGTGGTGGGCTGGAACGGCAGAGTGTACCGCATCCAGCGCGGCAAGCACGTCCGCATTCCCCGCGAGGTGTACAACATCATCCGCCGCTCGATGGCACAGGACGCGGCGACGGCGGAGATGCTGGAGCAGAAGAGCCGGGAATATGAGGCGGTCAAGGCGCAGCTGAACTGACAACTGCATACTACCGCGAGACACGAAAATGGCTGTGACACGGCGCAGCAAGGCAGGAGGGGCACTTCCCTTTTGACTTGCTGCGCCGTCTTTCAGCAGAAAGGACGTGAAACATGACAAGAACGATCCCGCTGAAAATACAGAATGAATACATCGCCGGTGACAAGGTGCTGATCGGCGCGGCGGGAAGCCACAATGATGTGGTGCTGCGGATGGAGTTCTCGCCTATGTGGGATGGGCTGGCGAAAACGGTACAGTTCTGCGATGCGCTGGGTGAAAGCACCGTGGAGGTGCTGCTGGCTGCACAAATGCTGGAGAGCGGTACCACCAACGTCTACCTTGTGCCGGTGCCGAACGGGGCAAAAAAGTACGCGGGAGATATGGCGCTTGCCATCAAGGGCGCAGAGGCTTCCGGCGGCAAAGAGGCCCGGGCGACTACGGCGGTATACGGCACCTTTACGGTGGGTGAAAGCAAGTGGAACGGCAGCGCAGAAACGGAACAGGACGTGCCGCCTACACAGGCAGCGCAGATGCAGACACAGATCGAAGCGATCATCGGGACGATAGCGGATGCACGATCCGCCGCCGAAGAGGCCGAGAAAAGCAAAAATGCCGCCAAGCAAAGTGAAACCAGCGCGGCATATAACGCCAATGCCGCAAGGGAAAGTGAAAAGAATGCGGCGGCAAGCGCTGAAAGCGCCAGACGGGATGCCGTTTCAGCCGGACAGGATGCGGCAAAGGCGGAAAGCGCCGTTGGAAAATACCCGTATTTAGGCGGGGACGGATACTGGATGCTATGGGATCCGGAAAGCGGCAGCTTTTACAAAAGCAGCATCAGCGGAAAAGGGAAAACCGGCCCGACGGGCGCCACCGGGCAACAGGGCATCCCCGGCAAGGACGGTGCTCCGGGCAAGGACGGTGCTCCGGGCAAGGACGGTGCTCCGGGCAAGGACGGTGCACCCGGGAAGGACGGTGCACCCGGGAAGGACGGTGCGCCCGGTGAAAAGGGCGATACAGGCCCAGCTGGCGCGTTGGTTGAGGCGGATGGTATGTATGGTTTTCGGATCGATGAGACCGGACATCTGATCCTGTCTTATACGGGGAATGTACCGCCGAATCTCTCCATTAACAGTGCTGGCCATTTAATACTGACAGTGTAAGGAGGAACAAAAAATGCCTGAAATTGATTTGGGATTGGTGGTCGGCCCAGTTGGCGCACAAGGCGCGGCAGGCCCAGCCGGTGCAGACGGAAAGCAGGGCGAACGAGGTCTTCCCGGGAAGGACGGTGCGCCCGGGAAGGACGGTGCTCCGGGCAAGGATGGTGCACCCGGGAAGGACGGTGCGCCCGGCCCGCAGGGAGAGCCCGGTGCTGACGGGAAAAGCGCATACGAAACGGCATCTGCCGGCGGCTATGTTGGCTCTGAGGCGCAATTTGGGCGTGATCTTGCAGACGTACAAAACGCCGTCAAGTACAACACAGCCCAAACGCTGACGGACGCGCAGAAGCAGCAGGCGCGGGACAACATCAACGCACCGGCACCCTACACGGCCGGGGAGAACATCTCCATCAGCGGCAGCGTGATCGCTACCAAGGCGTTTCCCTGTAACCCCAACATTCTGGACAACGGAAATTTCCAAGTATGGCAGCGATACCCGGAGGGAACATACACTGGCGTTCCCAATATGACGTATATTGCAGACAGGTGGATGTTCCAAAGCTCAGACGGAAGTGTTACAAATACAATAACCAAGGCTGGGGATTACGGTATAAAAAATGCAAGTGGCCCGAATATGCGGGTGTATCAACGCCTTGAAAATGCGGCGCAGTACAACGGGAAACTCCTGACGCTTAGTGTTTTGAAGGGCGACGGTAGTTTGACTTACCATACAAGGGTTGCGTCTGGCTGGACGGAAACAACAGATATTTTTGCTGTTTTTGCATCTGAAGTTGCTTGGCTTTATACGGGCGACACGTGGCTTGCCGCAAAACTCGAGCTTGGCTCTCAGCAGACCCTCGCCCATCAGGAGGACGGCGTGTGGGTACTGAACGAGATACCCAACTACGGAGAGCAGTTGAGAAGGTGTCAGCGGTACTTGAGGCCAGCAGGATATAACTTTATTGTGTCAAATAATTCAGCAGGAAACTGGTATGGCTCCACGCCATTTAGTAACTCCGAACCCATGAGGGCAGTACCAGTAATCGTTAACGGCGACTATAAGCCCCAACCAGTCAGAGACGTTACCGGCGGCCAGTGCGCAACCATAGACGCTGTATTCACCCCCGGCATATATGGCCAGTTCACTGTACAGCTATCACCGCTCGGAAGCACAATTCCTAACTACGTTTACATTGATTCGTCCGGGTTCAATCCGCTGCTGTCGGCAGAGCTGTAAGGAGGTGACCGGATGGAAGCATGGACGAATGTTGGCGTGCCGCTGATCGTGGCACTGCTGACCTCCACCGCCCTGTGGGGCGTGGTGAGCAAGGTGATCCTCAAGCGGATGGAGCTGACGGCCAAGCGCAGCAAGGCGGACGAGGCGCAGCGGAAGATGCTGGTGGGACTGGCCCACGACCGCATCATCCACCTCGGCATGGTGTACATCGAGCGGGGCTGCGTCACGCAGGACGAGTACGAGAATTTGCAGGTGTACCTCTACGAGCCGTATGAGGAGATGGGCGGCAACGGCAGCGCACGGCGCGTCATGGAGGAAGTGCGGAAGCTGCCCATACGGTGAGGCATAAAATGGAACAGGCCGACAGGCCGGAAAGGAAAGAGACCATGAAACTGAACAACAAAGTATACGACATCCTCAAGTGGCTGGTCATCATCGTTATGCCCGCCGTGGCCACGCTGTACGCGGCGCTGGCGACGGTGTGGGCGTGGCCCTACGCAGACGAGGTGGTGACCACCATCACCGCCGTGGACACGTTCCTCGGCGCGGTGCTGTGCATCTCCACGGCGCAGTATCACAAGGAGGCTGGCAACAATGGCTAAGCGGGTGTATCTGTCCCCCAGCGACCAGCGGAGGAACACCTACGCGGTGGGCGACACCACCGAGGCCATCCAGTGCGGACGCATTGCAGAGGCTTGCAAGGCCGCTCTGGAGCGCTCCGGTGTGGAGGTGATGCTGGGGCAGTACGACACCATGCAGAACCGTGTGGCGGCGTCCAACCGCTTCAAGGCTGACCTGCACGTCCCTATTCATTCCAACGCCTGCAACGGCAAGGCCAGCGGTACGCACCTGTTCTGCTACAGCGGCGACCGGAACAGCTCCGGGTACAAGGCGTGTCAGGCGGTGATGGATGTGCTGGGGCCTGTGACGCCGGGTGCGCCGGATGTCATCCGGGCGTATCCCGCACTGTACGAGGTGAAGCACCCTGCCGCCACGACGGTGTATATCGAGGTGGACTTCCACGATGTTCCCAGTGTTGCCCAGTGGATCATCGACAACACCACCCTGATCGGCGAGACCATCGCCAAGGGGCTGTGCGCGGCGCTGGGTGTACCCTTTGTGGAGAGCGAAAACGCGCCGGTGCCTGCGGAGAAGGACACGACGCTGCCCATGCAGGTGCGGATGCTCAAGCGCGGCATGGCGGGTGCGGACGTGAAGACCCTGCAAGCGGCGCTGATCGCCTACGGCTTTTCCTGCGGCGCGGCCGGTGCGGACGGTGACTTCGGCAGCGGCACGGAGACGGCGCTGAAGAAGTTCCAGACCAAGTACGGCCTCGGTGCTGACGGTATCGCCGGGAAGGGAACTTGGGGCAAGCTGCTGGGACAGTAAGGAGGGAAAGCATGACGGTGACGGAAACGATCTCCAAGTCTGATGAGCTGCGGATGAATACCATCAGCGACGAGCAAAAAGCGGCGTGGGTGATGGGACTGGATAAGGAGATCGGGGAACGGTTATGCACAGAATCCCGCGTACACGACTGGCCTACGGGGGACGGGGAGCTTCTGCTCCCTTCCCCGTATGACCGGGTGTATGTGCTGTATCTGTGCAGCCAAATTGACTACTACAACAACGAAACAGCGCTGTACGGCAACGACAAAGCCGTGTATGACGAGGCGCTGGGTGAGGCAATGGCGTGGTGGCGGCGGAACAACTGCCCTGCGTATGGCGGAAATGTGCAGGTGATGTGATGCGAATGCCGGAATTGCCGTATGATCTGCGGCCAAACAAAGTGGACATTGTACAGATGCGCGGCATCAACTGGTCAGACGCGCTGCAAGACGGCGATTTGCGGGATAGCCTGAATGTGTCTGCCAGACGGTGGCCCTATATTACCACGCGAAAAGGCCGCGTGAAAAAAGACCCATATAAAAACGCCACGGCAATGACGGCGTGGGACAAGCTGGTTGTGGTACAGGGTACAGATCTTTTGTATGACGGGCAGAAAATCGGAACGGTGGCGGCAGGGCAAAAGCAGTTCGCCGTGATCAACACGAAGATGGTGATATGGCCGGACAAGGTATATCTGGACATCAACGACAAAAAGCTAAAGCCTCTGGCGGCAACAGTAACCGGCAGCAATGCCACGTTCACCAAAAACAAAATGACGGTAAGCGGGTGGCCTGATCTGACAACGCTTTTCAAGGCGGGGGACGGCGTTACGCTGTCCGGCTGTGTGGCGCAGAGCGCGAACAACAAGGATTTTGTGATCAAAGCCGTCACCGCCACGGAAATCACTGTGGCCGACAACACATTTACAGAGGCAACGGAAAACAGCGCAGGAATCAAGCTGGAGCGGAAGATCCCGGATCTGGATTTTATCTGCGAGAGCGAAAACCGGCTATGGGGGTGCAACAGTAAAACACAGACCCTGTACGCCAGTGCGTTGGGTGATCCGACCAACTTTTATGTGTACGAAGGGCTTTCAACGGATTCCTATACGCTGGCGGTGGGAACGGAGGGGAAATTTACAGGATGCTGCAAGCTCAGCTCATCCGTGCTCTTCTGGAAGGAAACAAAGCTGCACAAGATGCTGGGCAGCTATCCGGCGGAATACTCCATGTACACCTATGAGATGGAAGGTCTGCAAGATGGCTGTCACAAGAGCCAGCAGGTTATCAACGATATGTTGTTTTACAAGGGGCCGCACGGGGTATATGCCTATTCCGGCGGCACACCTACGCTGATCAGTGACAACTTTGGAGAAAAAGTTTTTTCGGACGCGGTGGCGGGCAACGATGGCGACAGCTATTACCTGAGCGTAAAAGACGGCGACACAAACCGCCTGATGGTGTACGAAACCAAAACGGGCATCTGGGTGCTGGAGGACGGAACAAAGGCGGTTGATTTTGCGCGGCTTGGTCGGCAGCTGTATATGCTGGATGACGGCGGAAACATTTATCTGCTGGATGGGGAGGAAACGCCGCTGACGCAAATGTGGATGGTGCAATTTGCGCCAATGTATGAAACGCTGAACGGGAAAAAAGCGTATTCGCGTCTGCTGATGCGGCTGGAATTGCCAGTGGGAAGCTATGTGATCGTAAAAATGCGCTGCGACGGGAAGCCGTGGAAGGAGTGCGGAAGAGCGGTCGGGCGGGAGGTCAACGTGACACGAATGCGTTTTGCCGCAAACCGGTGTGATAAATTTGAACTCCGCCTGGAGGGTAAAGGCCCGTGCGTGATCCTTGGCATATCCAGAGAGTTTATTTTGGGGAGTGACGTAACGTGATCGTATTTCCGGAGAGCATAAACGCGATACCAAAATCAGACCCGGAAGCTGCGTTCCGGATCATCGAGGACTATATCAGGTATATGTGTCAGCGGACAGATTGGGCAATCAGCAATGTTGGCAAAACCGTCAGTGCAGCAGGTGTATCCAGTACGGAAACCTATATGCTTTTGCAGACATTGCAAAACACGGTATCTGCCTTGCAGAGCACCGTAAACAGCCAAGGCTCCAGCATTTCTGCGCTGCTGCAAAGCGTAACGACGCTTGGAAACGACTACGCAGAGCTTGCCGGTCGCGTAAGCAAAACGGAAGCCAAGTACACCGCGCTGGAGCTGCGCGTGGGTGAAACGGAAAAGAAGTATGCTGCGCTGGAGCAGCGGGTGGCAGCTTTGGAAAATAGCTGACAGGAGGTGCTATAATGGCAAGATTCGCGGATCGAATCAACAATAAAAAGAATAAATGGAATAACAGCGCATCTGTTCCCGCTTTGGCGGGGACGGTGGGCGCGGTTACCGGAGCGGCAAGACCATCCGGGGCGTCTGCTGTGCCGGATGCTGCGCTTATTTCCGCAATTTCCGGGGCGGCATATCCCAAAATCACGCCGACTGTTCCGAATGCGGCGATTGTTTCTGCCATTACAGGGACGTCTCCGTTTTTGAAAAATAATGTGCCTGCAAATACCCCGCAAAGCGGCGGCGTTGCAGGAGGAAGCGGCAGCTACCAGATGGAATCGTATATCCCCTCCATTGACATTGGGGAACGTCCATCTTTCAACAGCCAGTATATGGAAAAGCTGAATGAGCTGGCAAAGCAGCTGACCGGTATGAACTTTGGCGACTGGACGCAGGGAGAGCAGTACAGATCACTGGCCGACCGGTACAGCGACAGCGGGCGAATGGGTATGCAGGACGTACTCGGCCAAATCGCGGCGAGAACGGGCGGTCTGGCCTCCTCCTATGCATCCACGGCGGCACAGCAGCAGTACAACAGCTATATGTCGCAGCTGGAGCAGGTGGCAAGACAAATGTATGACCAGGATCGAAGCGATATTTTGAGCGATGCAACGCTATATCGGAATCTGGTCAATGATGAGTATGGACGGTACCGGGACGAGTTGGCGGACTATAACGAGCGGCTGGCGGCGGCACAAAAAGCGGCGCTGGAGGCGGCAAGGCTGGCAGCGAGAGGCAGCGGCAGCGGAGGCGGAGGCGGTGCCAACAGCACGATAGACACAGGCAAATACTATACGAAGCCCAGCACCAATCGCGTCAGCGTTCCCAACTATGGGCAGGTCAGCTTTGAGGACGCGGAGACGCTGGAAAAGAAGGGCTTGATCAAGCTGCTTGGCGTGAATAAAAAGGGCGAGCCTGTGTTTGCGCCGACCACAAAGAAAAACTATCGGGATCCTGTCAAACTGACAAGATAAGGGGGAAACGATATGCCGAGACCCACGGGCAGCACCGCGCAGGAGCGGATCATGCTGCGGGCAAATGCCATTGGAAAAGTAAAGGAGCCGGAGGATAACACGGCGCGGTCGCGGATCCTTAGCCGTGCCGCAGAGCTGGGCGAGGTAAAGCCTGCGGAGGCTGCGCCGAAATACGCGGAGGAAACGACGCGGGAGCCGTACAGCATTGCTGCACTGGGTGCTGGCAATTACGGCGCGGACAAGCAGGCCAACGAGGGGTACAACTATGGAAAGGGCCTGCTGAAAGCGGGAGGCATGGGCCTTTCGGCTATCGCACGAGATGTGACCACACCGCTGGCCCTTGGAGAGCGCACGGTGGCCAAGGGCTGGAACGCGCTGTTTGGCAATATTGCCCCGATGAACGAGCGCGGTTTTTTCAACGCATGGGACGAGAATATCGCCCTCGAACAGGAGGGGCTGCAGCAGAGGTACGCGGAAAACACCGCCAAGGGCGGTCAGTACGCGGAAAAGGGGGAGAATCTGTTGGCGTCTGCGGTGGAGACGCTGCCCTCGCTGGTCATTGCCTTGGCCACCGGCGGCACCAGCGCGGCGGCAAAGGCGGGAGACCTGGCGGCGCAGACGGCGGCAAAGAGTTCTTCCGCGCTGGTGCAGACGCTGAAGAATGTGGCGGCGGCCCGTGCCAAGGACCCCAACTACCTCGCCAGCGCGGCGCAGATCTTTTCTCACAGCTACAACGACGCAAAAACGGAGGGCGTGGATGATAAGCGGGCCGCGCTGTACGCCATCGGGAACGCGCTGCTGGGGTCGGAAATCGAGATCAGCGGCGGCATTCAGAATCTGCCCGGGAAGGTGGCGAACCAGTCGGCGTGGCGGACGCTGGTGAACACCATGCTGGACGAGGGCAAGGAGGAGGTGCTGCAGGGCATCATCGACCGAACACTGCAAAATGCGGTATATGATGCCGATAATCCGTATTTTGGCGTAAACGAAAACGCGATTTTTGATCCGGGAACCGCTGCCGAAGAGTTTGCCGGAGGCGCAATCGTCGGCGGATTACTGTCCGGCGGCACAATGGGCGTGAGTGCCCTTGCCAACCGCGTGGCGTATGACGCGGCAAAAGCGCAGTACAACCGTGACGTGCAGCGGAACACCGCGCCGGAGATCAACACCAAGGCGGCGGAGGCGGTGGAGGCTGTGACGCGGGGCGAGACAATCACCGGCAATCAGGCGGCGGCTATCGCCCGTGACCCGGTGGCAGTGGAGGTGCTGGAGCAGCGCACCGGCGTGAAGCTGGACACGGACAAGCCGATCAGTCAGGTAAAACGGGACATTGCGGGGCTTGCAAGCCGCGAGGTGACGCAGGAAACTCAGAGGGCTACCCCTCCCTCCCCTGCTGCACAGAAACGCGCAGAGGGGCGCGTAGGCGGCTTTTTGGAGAACGGGCAAAAGGCGTATCGGGAGATGAGCCGGACGGCAGAGGACGCCCCTTCCCTGTACGCAGGATTTTCCAGCGTGTACAACGCGGGGCTGAACGGCATCGAGGCGGACAAGGCCAAGGGCAAGTACGCGGCGATGCTGACGCCGGAGCAGCGGTACGCGGCGTACAACGCCGGTCTGGAGGACGCACGGGTGCAGTTGGCGCAGGAGAACGCAGAGGTGGCGTCCGTGACCACCACGGCGGGCGCCGGTCTGGCGGACAACGAGTACAGCCGGTATCTGATCGCGACAAAAAAGGACACCGCCGCCACGCTGAACGCATGGGGCAAGAAGCTGGGCGTCCGGATCGAGATCGTAGATCAGGTGCTGGGCGGCAGAGCCAATGGCCAGTACATCAAGGAGCAGAATCTCATCCAGATCGCCGCTGACAGCGACAAGCCGCTTTTGAACGTGACCGCCCATGAGATCACCCACCGGATGCAGGACTTGTCCCCCGCTGAATACCGGAAGTTCCGGCAGGCGGCGGTGGAGTACAAGATGCAGGAAAACGGCGCGGACACAGAGGCGGAGATCGTGGAGCGGTACATGGAGACGGCGGAGCAGGAGGGCGTGACGCTGACGCGGGACGGTGTGATGGACGAGCTTGCGGCGGACTTCGCCGGTGATATGCTGGACGACGCAGCCCTGTTTGCCAAGTTCTCCAAGGAAAACCGGACGGCGGCGCAGAAGCTGCTGGACAGCCTGAAGGAGTTTCTTGCCAAGGTCAAAACCGCGTTCACCGGCAAATACCGCGACATGGCGGCGCAGGAGACATACGGCAAGGACTTTGCCGAGCTGGAGGACATTGCCAAGCAGTGGCAGGCGGCGTTTGACGCGGCGGAGCGGGAGGCGGAGAAAACAAAAACCGCCGCCGGTGAGGGCGACGGCGTGCGGTACAGTTTGAAAACCATTATTGGAAATAGTGGGAAAAACTATGGTATTGGCGTATATCTTGATTCTGCGCTACTTGAAAATCTGACCGCCAAAGAACGCGAACAAATGGTAAAAGAGCGCGTAAAGGAGTTGGGCGGGCAACACTTTACTGCATACGACGGAAACGGAAACGCGGTAGATGTGCAGATAGCAGCTCCAAACGCACGTTTTGGAAACAAGAACGGGAAATCTGTTCCAGTTAATAAAGACCTTGCGACAAAAAATCGTGGGTCGAGAATAAAGCAGGAGGCGGTTGTTTTAGCCGATGAATTAGTTTCTGCGGCGCGGTACAAAAAAAGCCGCCCGGCGAATTATCCGCACGGGTGGCTGGACGACAACGGCAGGAACGAATGGGCTGAATGGAAAACATACATACAGGATAAAGAAAATTCTGTATGGGAAGCGACCCTGCACATCGCTACTTCTGCAACGGGCGAAAAGTTCCTGTACGACATTGACCCAATAAAAATGGCGGAGCAGTCCGGAAACTCGGACACATCTACCGCCAATGACAGTATACCCGCCGATGGCGTGAATGTCAAGTCGCAGTTTTCACTGAAAGCGCCTGTGGAGGAGACAAAAAACCTGCTGGCGCTGCATAACCTGACGGAGAAAAATCTGCTGGACGCCGCAAAACTGGGTGGACTGCCTATGCCAAGTATTGCTATCGTAAAGGCAGACGAAGGCCACGGCGAGTACGGCGATATTTCGTTTGTGTTCAGCAAGGATACCATCGACCCGCAGCTGTTCCGCAGCAACAAGGTGTACGGTTACGACGCATGGACACCTACTGCCCCGCAAATTGAGTACGAGGTAAATGAGAAATCCGCCAAAAAAATCCACGACTTGTTTTACCGTATGGAGCGGGCGAAAGGCAGGAGCTTTGCAGACCCCTTATATTCCGTGGCAAACACGCTGGAGGACGAGCTGAACCGGAAGGGCGGCGTAGATAAAGTTGTCGGGGCTATGCGCGACGATCCGCGCGTGATGAACATTTATCTGGAAGACACCGGGCGCGGCGCCGTGGATAATGTAATAAAGCGTGAAGTCAAGCGCATGGACGACAACCAGCAGGAAATGGCATCGTTCCTGATCCGTGAGTTGGGAGACGGCGTGGTAAATGACTTCCGCGCAAAAGGGAATGAATCTCCGATTGCGGCAAGAAAACTGTGGTACAAGGAACACGGCGAAGCACTGAATGCCGCGCTGCAAAAATACTACGAAAAGCTGGGACTTCCTGCAAAGGATGCGATTGATGTGGTAAATGCAGAAACCGTTGCGGCAAAGACGCGGTATTTGCTGGATGCGAGGAAGTTTTTGGATGGAAACACGGAGACCGTGACGGAGGAAGTGGACAGGGATGCCACCAACAAGGCAATCCGAGACAAGGTAGACAAGGAGGAATACGACCAGTGGCTTGACAATCTGTTTGATGGAATTGTAAAGAACGAAGGTATTTACAACGGCAAGGACTACTATACACCTTCTGGAAACCGCAGGAGTTTTTCTGCAACGCATTATGAAATCACGCTGGAAAACATTGTTAAGGCAATGAAGCAAGGTGACCAGAAAGGCACCAATACTTTTTTTGGCGGTCAGGCAATTTGGGGTGTTGCGTCAAAGGATTACGGCTCTATTGCTGACATCAAAAGAGATTCCGGGCGTTTGCAGAAAATGACCGAAGAAGAATACAGTGCTATCCGGCAGAAGTATTCTGAACGCCTTGCGGAGTTGACCAACGAGATTAAGGATCCTGCGGCAAAAAATGAGTTTATCGCATTAGACGATGCGGCGTCGGCTATTGTAGAGACGCTGCGCACAAAACGGACTGTGGCGGGAATTGATAAAGAGCTGCGGACATACCCCACGCTGCGAATCAAACCGGATACGGCGGAAAAAGTGTTGCAGCTGTATGAAGACATTTCCAATATGCCGACCGGATACTTTGAGGCGAAGCCACAGAGAGCCGTTGGATTTGATGAGGTGTTGGCAGCAGTCATCCCTAACGATGCCAGCGCAGAGGTAAAGGCAGCGCTGGAAAACGCCGGTGTGCGGATGATCGAATACGCAAGCGGCGATGAAAAAGCCCGACTGGATGCCGTCAACAGCGTGGAAAATGCGAGGTTTTCTCTGAAAGCAACGGCGGAGGTGGAGCGCGAGGCGCGGGATCTCAAGAAGGAGCGAAACGCGCTGGCCAAGCAGAACGAGGCGCTGAAACAGCGGGTGCAGGAGCTAAAGGGCGAAATGCGCATCAGCAAGGAGCCGTCCGTTGTGGCGCGGGACGTGAAAAAGCTGGGGCAGAATCTTATCCGCGAGTACGGCAGCGATGTGAAATACGCGGACGTGCAAAGCGAGATGGACGCGCTTGCCAAGGCTGTGATGAAGCGGGACGTGACGATGGAGGATCTGATGCCTCACGCCAAGGCCGTGGCGGAGGCCATTGTGGACAACACCTCGGAGCTGACGGAGTACGGCGCGGAGCTGCTGGAAATTCGAGACTACTTGAAGCGGCAGACCATCCAGTTTAGCGGGGACATGGCAAACTACAACGATTTCCGAAAGAGCCATCTGGGAACGCTGAAGCTGAACAAGGACAACGGAACGTCTGTGGATACCGTGTACGGCGAGCTGACGGAGATGTTCGGCGAGGGTTATTTCCCCGGCGACGTGTATACGGAGGCGGACAAGCTGCTGCAAATCGGTGATGTGCTGGATGGCCTCGACAGCGTTTACCACAATCCTTTTGAGGGATACAGGGACGCGGCGGTGCAGGATATCGCCAATCAGCTGATCGACGGCATGATCTCCGATCAGGTGCGGCAGAAGAAAACGTATGCAGACAGGCGTGCGCTGGAAAAGCAGGAGGCCGTCGGTCGTGTGCGGGAGATGCTGTCTCGTGAGCGGCAGAAGCGCCGGGACGACGTAAACGCGCTGCGGAAGAAGTACAACGAGAAGACCAAGAAGGGCAGCGAAAAACGGAAGGCAACGGCGATGCGGGCGCGGATCGCACGGCACACCGGCGCGATCTCCCGCAAACTGGTAAATCCCACGGACAAGCAGCACATTCCGGAGCGGCTGCGTGTGGCGGTGGCAAGCCTGCTGCAAAATATCAATCTGGAAAGCGCGTACAGCTACGACGAAAACGGGCGGCTGCGGAAGAACGCGGACGGCGACCCCACCAGAAGGACGCTGGAGGCAGACCGGCTCAAGCAGATCTATGATGATATTCTGACCAACGAGGGGAATATGGTAGTAGACCCGGCGCTGACGGAAAGCGGCGGTCTGCTGGATTCTCTGTCCGCGCTGGGCGGCAAGCGCATTGCGGATATGAGCGTGTCCGAGCTGGAAACGGTGTGGAACGCGATCCGTGCCATTGAAACGACGCTGACAACCTACGACAAGACGCTCTCCTCCGCGAAGTACAAGAGCACCAGCGAGTGGGCGGAGCGATTTGCGGCGGACAGCATGGGCAGGAAGCGGCGAAACCGCAAAATCTCGCTGGATATGGCAGACCCGTATACGTTCTTTTCTGCCTACGGCGATGCGGGTAAGCAGCTGTACAGAACGCTGCGGAACGCGCAGGATCAGCAGCACTGGATGCTGAGAGATGTGCAGCGCGAGGCGGAAAAGTTCTTAGACAAGAACGTGTATAAAAACCGCTTTGACCGGCACACTTTCACCACCGGCCGGGGCGTGGAGCTGACGCTGACCACCGACCAGATCATGAACTTGTACAATCTGGCGCGGCGCGGCGAACAGGCCATGCACCATCTGACGGTGGGCGGCATTGTGCAGCCGGAGATCAAGCGGGACGGGAAGCTGAAAGAGATCCCGCGCGGAAATGAAAACATTCTGCTGACGGAGGATGACATCAAGGCCATCACCTCTGTGTTGACGCCGGAGCAGGTCAAGGTGGCAAACGGTCTGCAAAAGCTGGCAAGCACCAAACTGGCGGAGTGGGGCAACAACGCCAGTATGCAGGTGTACGGCTATCGGAAGTTCAAGGAGGAGCATTACTGGCCCATCAAGGCTGCAAAGGATGCGGTGGCCTCCAGCGTGGAGAAGGACGCGGACAACGCACGGTCGATCAAGAACATGGGCAGCGCAAAGGCGCTAACTCCCAACGCCAGCAATGCGCTGGACATCGGCGGCGCGTATGACGTGTTTGCGCAGAACGCCAGTGACATGATCAAATACGCCACGCTGCTGGCGCCGATGGAGGATATCAACCGGCTGTACAACTATCGGTACCGCGACAGCAGCGGGAATCTGACGGGGCGGAATATGCAGCAGGTGTTGTCCGGTGTATACGGAGACGCGGCACAGAAGTATTGGCGGAACCTGATGCGGGATATGCAGAACGGTATGGTGAAAAATTCCAGCGATACCACCAGAAGCATTGAGCGGATCGTGGGCAATACCAAGGGTGCGGCTGTTGGCTCCAACTGGCGCGTGGTCATCCAGCAGCCCACGGCATTTTTCCGGGCGGCGGTGATCCTTGATCCGGAGAACATGGCGAAAGGCATCGCAAAAGGCGTGACGGACGGCAACGGCTGGGACAAGGCCAGAAACTGGGCGGCGATTGCCGGCATTAAAGATTCGTCCGGCTTTGACCAGGGAAGCCGGTACACCATTGCGCGAGAGGTGTACGGATCCAGCGACAGCGTTATGGACAAGCTGAGCGACTGGAGCAGCCGGGCCGCTGCCAATGCGGACGCCATTACATGGGGCAAGATCTGGAACGCCTGCGAGTGGCAGGTGGCGGCAGACACAAAAACGGAAGTAGGCAGCGATGCGTATTACCGGCAGGTGGCGGAGCTGTTTACGGACGTCATCGACCAAACGCAGGTGGTAGACGGCATCATGCAGCGGACGCAGATCATGCGGGACAGCGACGCGCTGACGCGGCAGGCCACGTCCTTTATGGGTGAGCCGCTGAAAAGTCTGAATATCCTGATGCGCTCCTATGACGCATGGCGTTTTGAAACCAACACGCAGAAGCGGAGCGCTGCATTGAAGCAGTTAAAGCGCTCCGTGGGTGCGCTGCTGGTAACGGATATTATAAACTCGCTGGCACAGTCCCTTGTTGACGCGCTGCGCGACGATGACAAGGAGAAAAAGTATTGGGCGCGTTTCTTCGCGGCGCTTACCGGTGTCAGCGGAGATGAGGAGAGTTTCGGAGAGCTGGCAAAGAACGTTTTGCTGGAAGGAAACCTGAAGGGCAACATGACGCTGGTCGGAAGATTGCCCTATGCAAAGGATCTGATCTCCATCCTGCAAGGCTACTCCGTAGAGCGCATGGATGCAGATGCCATCGGCGACATTGTGCGGGCGACCCAGACGATGTACAGCAGCGTTACCGGCGAGGGCAAATATACCACCGCCTACGCTTGCAAGCAGCTTTTGACCGCTGTGAGCAAGATATTTGGCGTCAGCGTGGCAAACCTTGGCCGCGACGTGTGGGCTGCTGCTCGAAGTGCTGCCAATGAGACAGGCAACGTGCGGATCATGTTCGAGATGGAGAAAGCCATCTACCGTATGGACAGGAGCGCCGGGAACAGAAAGCGATGGTGCGAACTGCTCTATCTGGCGCAGAAGGAGAACGACACAAAAACGGCGCGGATGATCTATAAGGAGATGCTGGAGCACGGCTACGATGAGAAGGACGTGCAACAGGGCGTCGAGACCATCATGAAAGCGGAGCAGAAGGTAAAATCTGTGGATGATCTGAAAAACCGGTGGCGAGCACCGTAAATCAAGGAAAGGAGCAACGGGCGATAGGGCAACCATCCTATGGCACCATCCCGCCGCAAGGCGATCCGCAAGCCTGCGTAACGCAGGATGAATCAGGAACACCGTGAAATACGGGCTATGCTGCATAGCATGGCACCTAAGAGAGCTATCGCGTGGATCCAATCTTTTGACTTGCCGCAGGAGGAGGCACAGTGCATCGCGGAATGCGACGTTCGGGGACGAAGCTGCGTGGAGCAGGCGTTTCGCATGAACGTATCGGTTGACGGCGTAAAGCGCCGCCGCCGTACCGCATACAAAAAAATGGCCGACGGCCTGAGAGCAGAAAAAAGACACACCGTGTAGGTGTGTCTTTTTTTCTTTCCTGCTGCACATGGAGCGCAGGAAAGGGATCAGGGTATTTTTATTGTAACGCGCACAAGTGGGAAACGCAAGAAAAATCGTTCGACAAAAAACGACACGCACTTTTTTGCCCTTTTCTTGACGCTTTCCCCGGCGATATCTGCCGTATGCTGGCGGTAAAGAGAGGTGGTCGTGATGTTCGTATGGTATAACCCGAATCCCTCCGGCAAGAACGTGGGGGACTGCCCTGTTCGCGCGATCTGCCGCGCCACGGGGCAGGGCTGGCATGAGACGTATGTGCAGCTTTGTATGCAGGGTCTGGCGCTTGCGGATATGCCCAGCGCCAACAACGTGTGGGGCGCGTATCTCAAGAAGCTGGGCTTTGCACGGCATATCATCCCGGATGACTGTTCGGACAGCTATTCCGTGAGTGATTTTGCAATGGATCACCCGCGTGGTACATATCTGCTGGCGCTGGCGTCCCATGTGGTGTGCGTGATAGACGGAGACTGGCACGACACATGGGATTCCGGAGCCGAAACACCCTTGTATTACTGGGAAAGGACGGATGAAGCATGAACTATCCCTACTACGGAAACCCCTATATGCCGCCGATGCAGGACAACCTCGCCCAGCTGAGGCAGCAGCAGATGCAGGCCATACCGCCGATGCCGCAAAATCCCCTGCCGCAAAGCGGCGTGCAGTGGGTGTCCGGCGAACAGGAGGCAAGAAGCTGGATGGTCGCGCCCAATGCGGCGGTGGCGCTGTGGGATTCGACGGCTCCCACGGTGTATCTCAAACAGGCCGATGCAAGCGGCAAGCCGACGCTCAAGGTGTATGACCTTGTGGAGCGGCTTGCAAGCGCTCCTGACGCGCAGAAAGCGCCCGCTGCGGAATATGTGACCCGTAAGGAGTTCGACGCGCTGGCGGCGCTTGTGAGTGAAATGAAGGGCAAGAAGCGCAAGGAGGAAAAGAGCGATGAATAATCCGTTTTTCGGTGCAATGGGCGGCGGCAACGGCTTTTTGCAGATGGTGCAGCAGTTCAAGCAGTTCAAGGCGAATTTCCAAGGCGACCCCAAGGCGGAGGTGGAGAAGCTGCTGCAAAGCGGTAAGCTCACACAGCAGCAGTTGAACCAGCTCCAGCAGATGGCAAAGCAGTTTCAAAGCCTGATGGAATAAGCAAAGACTAAGCAAAAACATAAGACAAAACATAAGACAAAACATAAGACAAAACGCAACTTGTTTCTTGATCGTGGCCGCGATTCAGATAAATTACAACTACAAAGGAGTGATACTATGTCTCTTTCCGAGGGTATGCCCACCATGACCATGCCTGTGACCCCTGCCAATGGCGGCGGTAACGGCTTTGGCTTTGGCGGTGACGGCGCGTGGTTCCTCATCATCCTGTTCCTGTTCGCGTTCTGCGGCTGGGGCGGAAATGGCTGGGGCAACAACGGCAATTCCGGCGGTGTGGTGGACGGCTATGTGCTGGCCTCCGACTTCTCCAACATCGAGCGCAAGATGGATCTCATCAACGGCGGGCTGTGCGACGGCTTCTATGCCGTGAACAACACGCTGTTGACCGGCTTCGGCAATGCCGAGCTGTCCCGCGCCAACCAGCAGGCCGCACTGATGCAGCAGCTCAGCGCTATGCAGATGCAGGCGGCAAACTGCTGCTGCGAGAACAGAGCCGCCATCGCGCAGGTGCGCTACGACATGGCGACGCAGGCGTGTGACACGCGGAACACCGTGCAGAACGCCACCCGCGACATCGTGGAGAACCAGAACGCCAACAGCCGCGCCATCCTGGACTTCCTGACCAACTCCAAGATGCGCGATCTGGAGAGCGCAAATCAGGAGCTGCGTCTGGCCGCGTCTCAGGCTGCGCAGAACAACTACCTGATCTCCCAGCTGCGGCCTACGCCCATCCCGGCGTATGCATCCTGCAACCCGTGGGCTGGCAGCTACACCGGCTGCTCCGGCTGCTGACAACTGCATAGAAATCTATTTCCAAAACGGAAATTGTTCAGCTCCGGGCTGATATTGAAAGGCGGCGGGGCAATAGCTCCGCCGCCTGCATTTTTGAAAGGAGTGAGTATTTTGGCTGAATACGTAAATACCAACATCGTTTCTGTTCCTGCCGGACAGAATGTACCGCTGACGGAAACTGCCGTTGCTGGCAAGTCCTGTATCGTACACCGCGAGGGCAGCGGGCAGGTGTTCCTGCGCGGCCTGACAAACCAGTGCAAGGCGCGTTTCCGTGTGTCCTTCGGCGGAAACATTGCCATCCCCACAGGCGGCACGGTGGGTGCAATCTCCGCCGCGCTGGCTATCAACGGAGAGCCGCTGACCAGCGCCGTGGCAACGGTAACGCCCGCCGCCGTAGAGAACTATTTCAATATCTTCGTCGCTGCCAACGTGGACGTGCCGAAGGGCTGTTGCGTAACGGTGGCGATGGAGAACACCAGCGCTCAGGCGATCAGTTTTGCCAATAGCAACATGATCGTGGAGCGCGTCTGCTGAAAGGAGGAACGACATGAACATGAAGGAGCTTTTCGGCATCCGGGAGATGCTGTGCGAGGAGCTGTCTGAGTTTTCCGGCCAGCGGGAGCTGAGCGCTGCGGAACTGGACGCCATCCACAAGCTGGCATCGTCCATCAAGAACATTGACAAAATCGCCATGTTTGAAAGCGGTGACTACAGCCGCGACGATGGGTATTCCCGCGATGATGGCTATTCCCGCGACTGGTCTTCCGGGCGCACCGCCTACAACAGAGGCAGCTCGTATCGGCGCAAGAGGGATTCTATGGGCCGGTACAGCCGCGATGAGGGCAAGGCAAAGGATCTGATCGAGCGCATGATGCAGGACACCGACGATCCCAACGTAAAGGAAGCGCTGCGGCAGGCAATGCACGTTGTTGAGAACGGGTGACGTTGCTTACACGTTACTTACAAACGTGTTTTGGAGGAAATAAGAAAATCCCTGTAACCGTTGCGGTTACAGGGATTTTCGTGGTGCCTCGTCGGGGATTCGAACCCCGGACACCCTGCTTAAAAGATATGGGCGGTTGTATTCTGAAACGTTTTCGCGTGGTTTTCGCGGTGTTTTGATTGTGTTTCACGGAAAACAATAACCAGAATCCGTGTTAAGCGGTTTTAGATTTTTTCGGTTACTTACAAATTACTCGCAGATTCAACGGCAGAGATGAGCTTTTCCGCGTCTGCATGGATGTAAATATCCGCCGTGGTGGAGAAGCTTGCGTGACCGATGATCTTCTGCAAAATCTCCTGCTGGATGCCTGCATTTCTCGCCCATGTTGCGAAGGTGTGGCGCGTGGCGTGGGGCGTGTGCTTTGGGATACCGAGCTTTTCCAGCAACGGATAGAAGTCACGCTTGCGGTAATTGGCGGGGATGCGCTGCCCGTCGTAGCCGGACAGGAGCAGGTCGCCGGTGGCGCGGGAAGCAAAGTATGCAAAATACTTCCTGCCCTCCGGTCGGATGGGAATAACGCGGTCTCTGCCGGCTTTTGTCTTTTCGCCGCCGATCACATACGATTCATGGTAGTCTTTCAGCGGAAGGGAGAACAATTCACCGATGCGCATACCGGTGTAAATCATCATAAGGGCGATCTTGGCGGCGTCGGAGCCGTCTTTTTCCAATAGCGCGATCTCGTCATCTGTAAAGATGGCTTTTTCTTTTTTTACCTGCTGGGGCAGTTTGACGTATTTGGCAAAGTCAGTTGTGGCGATCTCCTCACGGACGGCCCAGCGGGCCATCTGGGTCATGAGCTGCTTGTATTTGGACAGCGTGGAGTTGGACTTTGCCATGTTGCTGTCGATGATGGCTTGAAAGTCCTTTGTGCGCAGGTCGCGGAATTTCTTGTTGTGCAGCGGCGCACATACAGCGTAGGCTCTGTCGTAGGATTCCACGCCCTTCTCCCCTATCTCCCGATAGTGTTCGGCTTTCCATTCGGTGAACACCTCGGAAAAGGTCATATTGAATTTTTCCTCCAGCGGACGGCCTGCCAGCCGATCCAGCGCGGCAAGCGCGTCCGTCTTCCGCTCGTAGTACCCGATATACACGCCGTCTTTTGCGGCGACCCAAGGCCGCGACCGCCGCCCGCCCATCTTATACACCGTGCCTGACCCGTTTGGGCGTTTCAGCGCCTTACGGGAGGCCGTGACCTGCTTTTTCCCGCAGATATGGCAATAAACGGCATCCGGTACCAGTTGGACGCCGCATTTTATACAAGTAGACATAGGGACACCTCACAAAGAAGAAACAAGAATCTTGTAAATCTTGCCGATTGAAAACAAGAAACTTGTCATATACAATGGTAGCAAACAAATAGAACAGATGTTTTATTTCTGGAACAGTCCAATATTGGGGTTTAGCATATCAATGGTAATGCCGTATGCCAGTGCGATGGCAAGCAGGATCATCAGGCCGAGGATCAGATAATTCTTGTGACGTATGGCTCTGACGCGGAGCCGGTTCATCTCCTGTTCATGGGATAGCTGCGCTTCTATGGACGGATCGGGCGTTGGCTGAATATGAAAAAAAGCGTCTATCGACACACCGAGGACGCGGCAGATGGGGCCAGCGGTGTAGATAGACGGCATTTTGGACGACGATGAAAAAAAGTTGTTGACGCTGGACAGCGGAACGTCAGAATTGTCGGATATGTCCTGCGCCGTCATCTTTTCTCGGTATTTGGCTTCTCTGCAAATTTCCTGTAAAGATTCTTCCATTTGTATTCATTCCTCCCTCAACTGGGCGCGGCCTGCCCCGTTTCGGTTTGGCGCAACGGGGCGGTCTGCTTTGTTCCGGCGTTGACCTGCCTAATGCGGTTTTGTTACGGTGAAACCGCAGCAGGTGCGCGTGATGGTTGGTGTGTCTGCTGTAAGCCCCCGTCGCCGTTGCGGAGGCGGCGGGGGCGCATTGTTTATGGGTTACATACAGAGCAGGGCGTATAGCCTCTGGAGATTGCGTCTGAACGCAACAGGTAGTAACAGCTCTCTTTTAAGTATTGGCACCCCCACCTGTGGTATTTCGACCCGGTGGCAGTAATATAAACCGTGTAGTCATATGTAACTTGCGGAGAACTGTTCGTTTTAATTCTGTTCCTTAAATTCTTCGAAATTTCGGCTGCGCGACCGTATTTTTCCCCGTCTGAATACCCGTTGTCGTAGCCGTCGTCATAACCTGTAGTATATCCGGCATCTTTCCCTTTGGCGTATGCAGTGTCATACGTATCTGTTTTTCCTTGCTTATAGCCTTGGTCGTACCCTCGATCATGCCCGAAGTAGTCTCCGCACATATAGGCGGCAAGGATTATCAATGCACACAAGACAGCTTGCCAATGCGATTTTTTCTTTTTTGGTGCAACTGGGGGCGGACTGGTCGCGCGGTTTTCAACAGGCGGGAACGTTGGCATACCCTTTAACTGGTATCTGACGTTATCTTGAGAATCCATTTTTACCCCCCTTCCAGACAACATTATACAAACTGCACGGAATGTAAACAAGTTAAGAAAATAAATTTGGATATATAGCCAAACTCGGAGCAAAAAACTATACAATTTGACGAAAGAGGGGGAAAGAAAATGGGGAAAACGCAGATTGCGGAACAGGAGATCAACGCGGTGATCGACCTATACCGCAAGCTCACACCAGAGCGGAAAGTTACTTATCTTGCCCATCTGCGGCAGCTTGACGCAGATACGCCAGCTCCCGCGCAAGCTGCTCAGGAGACATCTTGCGAAGAATAGAGACAATTTCAAGCTCCTCGGCGCTCAAGTCCTCGGCCATGCGGCCGGGGGCTTTTTCTTTTTGCCCTGCGGTCAAGGTTTCGACCGGCACACCAAAATAGTCAGCCAATTTTTCAAGTGTTACGTCTGACGGGACTTTCCCCTTTTTCCACCCGCTGGCCGCTGCGTTAGACAGGCCAATTTCACGGCAAACACAAGATGGACTTTTTCGAAT